ATAAAGTGCGCTCTGTGAAGAAATTTAGCGTTCTTACTTCAACGTAGTCACTAGGTAAAGTAGCACCATCTATCTCTCCAAACACCCAAAAATACCCTGCGTCAGAATTAGCGGGATATTCCGTAGTACCTGCGGTGCCAGCTACCCCCAAGACTAAGGCGTTATTGCTAATGTCAAACTTACCATGTGATACATCCCATGAAGCATTGAATTGAGAGTGGGGGGCTATGAATCGCTGTGTCTTGTTTAAGTAAGCTATCATAGGGTCTTGTGCGAAAGTAGGCACGTTCTCCACATGGTACATATCAGCTGTCAAAGCCGTAGCCCCTGCGGGAACTAATAACCACCCTAATACTACGTGCTTGTTAGGCAATGGTAGGCTAGGACGTACAGGAAAAGCAGAAGGTGTACCTTCAATCACGCTGTAAGTAGCTGCGATACCGCCTACTGAAGCGACTTGCTCGTGTTCTCCTACGATTAAATCAATACGGTCATAGGTTGCATCACCGTCTGAAATTGGTAGCGTGATAGCACCATCTTCTACGACTGTTACCCCTTGACGTGTTACCCATACCCCTAGTAAACCACTAGCTACTTGAGCTAAGTTTACTTGCTTAAAGCCTGTTAGGTTGTGGTCTAGCTTCAAGTTCATGCCTGTAGTACTTGAGGCATAGTCAAAGCCTCTATACCGTCCGTTGTCAATGATACCTAACTTTTCTTGTGATAGGTTGAAAGACGAATCATCATCCTTCCATGACCAAAATCTTTGTTGAGCCATAGTGTATTACTTTTTATTTGCTTCGCCGTCACTAACTAAGTCATTGACGTTAAGCGTGTTATTGAATTTTTTAAGGCGTTTCATAAAAGCTACAGGCGGGAACTTGCTACCTGATACGACATACATTGAGGATAAGGCACTACCCCCTACATACACCGTATTCATAATTTTGCCTACTAAGAGTAAGTACCCATTGACAGTAGGTAGCTGTTCTAACTCATTAATGCTACTTAAAGCATTGAATAACAGCATACCAACCATAGAGATAAACACCTTAGTGAGAAAACCAGTATAGCACTCTTTGAAGTCAAAGGTGTGTAGTTTAAGGTGTTTCCATATACCCATAAGCAGGTCAAGGAATAGGCACAAAGCCAAAACACGAACAAACTCTAAGTCCTGCGTGAATATTGGGGCATACCCAAGCCATAAAGCTGCTAGCATATTGCAAAGCCAAGTTAGGGGGGCTACTACCATAGCAACCATAAAAGAGGCTTCAAGCTTGATTTTAAAATCCCCATACTCTAATAAGTACAGGGGTGTAAGTAGTTTAATTAGGTACTTGTACATAAGTGTTTAGATTATTTGAGAACCATCAAACCATATACCTAGCATGATAGCGTTAATTGGGTTGTTTACGGTTACTATTGATAATACCCCCGCCAGTTCTTCGGGGCTTAGGGGTGTCGTTAATCCGCTATTTCTCGCAATGCTAATCTCATACTCCGTACAACTAGGGCAAGTCATATCCCAACGCCTCTTTGCATCATCAAATGTTACGGGGCTATCAAAGCCAAATTCATCATGTATCTCGTTTAGGGTCACATTAAACCCTATCATCTGCATAGTGACTTCTAAGAAACGCTTAGTACCTTTCAACTTCCAGTAGCGTTTAATATGGTGTTCAACTGCTTGCCTATATGCTAGAATGTTGCTAGGGTACAAAGCACTGTTACCACTATCGGCTTCCATCATGTATAGGTATTGAGGTAAAGCACTTGTAGGCTCACACACATCTCGAAAGATGTTATCAATCAAAGGCTTAACATAGTAGTCATACTCTGCTACTAAGGCTTCTTGATACCGCTCGTGTGTGCCTTTATCGTCCACATCCTTGTTAGGGTCGTAATACTTTTCGTACCCAAACAAAGAGAATATATAGGGTACTAAATTCATATTAAGTTAGTGGTTATGTCAGACACTAGCGTAATAGGTAGGCTAGGCTCTGATAGGGTTAAAGTGCCATTGTTATAGGGGTAGGTTACAAAAGTCCATTGCTCACCTGCGGTGTAGCCGATAGGGTTAAGGGTAAACTCTATCTCATCTAAGGCTACTAGGGTAGAAGTACTATAAGTACCTACGTAGTTGTTGTCCTTAAATAACTGAAACGAAGTAGGACTAAGCATCAAAATACGCCAGTAGTGAGTACCTACGCTTGTTGTGGGTGTTGTACGTGTCCAATCTAGCGGGGTTGTTGTACCCACGATAGGACGTGCATAAGGCACTATGACAATAGCTGTAATTTCGGAGAAGTTTACACCCTCTACCCCTTCAATCACTTCGTACAAGTCCGATAGATTTACCTTACCACTAATCACTTGGTAGCGGTAAGATACGAAGTCTGCTAAGGCTGCTTTTACAGCGACTAAGACAGTAGTAGAGTTGTACCCATGACGCACTCTAATGTTGATAGTAAGCTGTAAGCGTACTTCCCCTGCGGGCAACACAACTACCTTAGTGGTAATCATTTTCTTGTTATCAAAATAGCCCTCAACGCTAGCGCAAAGTACGTCCGTAGCTATGCCCCCGCCTTCGGGAACTATGTAGATAACAACTGTCTTACCACATGAGAACTCAACAAGTGAACGGCTTACACCATTGGCTAATTCCGCCAGGTCTTTGTAGTCCGTAGGTGTTACCGCTCTAAGTAGTGTGCGTACTGCTCTCGGTATTCTGTATTTAAGCTCTTCTAAGGTTTCAGTAAATGCCCCACCACTAGCGGCATTAGGGTTTCTTACTGTGAGGGTAGAAACACCACTCGGTAAAGTGATGCTAGACACTACAGTCGTGATAGTTTCTTCCAGTACGTTACCGTCTGCACCATCACAACGCTTAAAGCTACATTCAACACTTTGCCCTATTGTACCTAGACGGCCATTGATACCATCGCCTAACTCTATGTATAAGTTCTTGTCCTTATCAACCGATTGACGAAAGTGTCTGTCAGTTGGGGCAGAATACCCCAGTGTTTCTTGTTGTGTCCACGAAGTACCCCCTACGGTCAAGTCTATTGAGTAATCCGTAATGTCTTTATCGGGTAAGGTAAAACGTTGATTGTCGGTACCGTCAATAGCGCCTAACACATAGCCAGTAACTACTTCTGTGATTTGCTCTACATCTACATAAGTCCTATCTGTACCAGTTAGGATAGTTGCATCGGAGGTAGTGCGAAAAAAGCGGTTAGCGGCAGTCTTTACAATCGTGCCAGTAGGGATTAGTATGTCGGTTGGGGTGTTGGTATCAATAGTAAAAAGGACTAGGGCGGTACTCGCTCTATATCCTTTCACACGATAGTCTTCTTTATAGGCTATTCTTATCCCCGATTCATACAAACGACATGCTTGCAAGTGGCACTCCCTAGCGGCGTTATCTACGTAATACCCAAGCATCTCAATAAGCCCCGCCCAAATAGAAGACATCTTAATGAAGATGTTACTTTCATTAAGGTCTGTCATTTCGGGAACTAGGGTAGCCACACGGCTAAGTATAGCTAACTTAATCTGCTGATAAGTTCTATCAAAATAACTAATCCATTGATTCTGCATTATATAAGTACTTTTATAGGTAGCTCAATTACCGCCCCTGTGTTATTGATTTGAATAGTCACGACTAACAACATTGCAGTGTCTTCCTGCTCTATCGTTACATCTACAAAGGTAGCCCTTTTTTCCCAAGTGTCCAACGCTTCTTTGACATATTGTCTTACTAACGAAGCGGTTACAGGGCTGTTAGGCTCAAACAAAACGTTACTGACATTGCTACCATACGAAGGCAACATTAATCTAGTGCCTATTGGTGTAAGGATAATGTCTGTAACTGCTTGTAAGATAACCTCTTCCTCTACTGTTAGTGCGGGTCTGCCACTTGCTATGCGTATAGGTCTAGCAATAGCCACACCCCATTTATTTTCTGCCATTGTCTAAGTCCATGTTATAGGAACGCCAGTAGCTACATTAACGGCTATCCCTGTTTTGAAATAAGAATCTATCAACGTTACCCAAGCCGCTATAATTGCTTCCTTAGGCGCACCCGCTAAACCCAACGGTACTACACCCTCTATTAGTATGGGTGTAGGGGGTGGTGTGCCTGTAAACCCTGCGGGTGTCATTCCTGCCCCTAGTATTTTAGCGTATTGGAGAAAGGCGGCTTTGAATATCGGTACACCATTCATAGCCTCTGCTCTCATACCCAACATTACCACTTTAAACGCTTCTGCCGCTGCTATGCTTGTAGTACTTACAGGAACTACGCTTGCTGCATAACTATTTACCGCCTGTGACCATCTTTCCGCCGTTTCTAGTGTAGTACTAGGGTAATTCGTAAATATGTCTGTAAGGGCTGTTTTTAGGGCTTCTAGGTTCATCATAGCTAGTCGGTTCTTACTATTTGGCTTTTGGTGGCGTTTAGAGTGGCTTTTAGGGTTTCTACTTGCGTTTTTAAAGCAACAAAAGCGGGTGCATTAATAGGGGGTGTCGAAGGCCCTAACGGTGTTAGTACGGTTATGGCTGCGATGTTAGTACAAAGGTTACTGATTAAGTCACATATCTGCTCTAATTTCGTGACGGTTGTATCTCCCAATAGTATAGGCTCTGCCGCACTGCCTAATGACCCTAGATTAATTTGATTATCTTTAATCTCAATAGCTGTACCAGCTGCGGAAATGAGTTCTATAAGCTTGTTTACAGCGTCTAGGGTTATTGTATTCCCTGCTTTATCTACCAGTACCGTTGTCTTAGGGTAATTGCGCTTTGCTCTGTCGGGTAGGTCGTTCTCACCGTAGTTACCGTATTCCCATAAAGGATATTTAGGATTCCCGTTCTCGAAGCGTACCCAAACCATATTCCCCTCTTCGGGTGTGGCGAATAGCCCTATCTTATGCCCTGCGAACATCCCCACGGGGTAAGCCCAATACTCATGCACACTATCACCATAGATAGCGGGGATTCTTAGTTTAACCCGCCCTAGTTGTTTTGGGTCGTTATTGTCTGCGATAAAGCCCCTATATGTCGAATAGTACTTGTTGAAGTATTCTAAGCCCCAACGTTGTAACATCTGTCTAAGTTGTGTTTCTATACTCATAGTATTTCGGCGTTAGCGTTATAGGCTTTGATTGTAACAGTTGTGTTTTGGTCTTTCGGGTCACTACCTACTGTCTTGTTTGGTTGTAGGGCTTTTACAGCTCCCACCTTAGACCCGTTGCGTGTTAGCTCAATGTTGTTTAAGTAACCACTTCCGTCAATGGTGTGTGTTACTTTCTCAATGTACCAGTTACCCGCATGACGTTTGAACACCCCCGCCATAGTTAGCACTTCATTGACTGTGATAAAAGGCATACCCTCTATTTTGAGGTTAGCCTTATCTTGGTCTTGTTTCTTAGTGTTGTTTTTGGCTAAGGCACTATTAGCGCCATCGGTAGGCATCACTAAGTTACTACCAACACCACCAACCGCCCCCGTGCTATCTTGTTCTAATTTAGCTTTGTCAATGACTGCGGGGGCTTGTTGTAGTGAACGGTTTGCGTTTTCGTCATAAACAGCTACAAAGCCGTTTAGAGTAGTTCCCTCCCCGCGATCTGATTTTTCCGTAACTGTTTGCTTAGTAAGCCCATCTATCCCCACTATCTTATTACTAATTCCCTCTTTTGAGGCTGTACTCTCTGCTGATTTTGGGGAGAAGGATATAACCGTGTTACCATCGCCATAAGTAAACAGGTAACTAGCTTTCTTATCAAGCCCTTTCTCTTTGAAGTAAATAACATTGTTCTTGATGTATATTAGACAGTTGTCCTCACGAAGTACTAACTGCTGTAAAAACTCATAATCTGATAGGTTGCCCTGCGGTTCACTCTCCCATGTTGTACCCTCTTTATCACACTCCGCTGTCATGTTATATAGGGCGGCTACCTCTGTCACTATCTGCTTAGTGGTTTTGTTAGACCATACCTTAGTAGATGAAGTCTTTTTCATCACCGTACCCATGTCTAAGGCTCTCACACTTATGCCTACTGTTGCGTCATACTTGAAGTCCACGTCAGTAATACGTGCTTGGTGTACCTTAGATAATTCTAAACCAACATACCCAAACTGAAAGGTAATTACTTTTCCCTTGACCAGTTCAATATCTTCATCGAAGTACTTAGCAAAGCGGGGCGTGATTTTGAACTCAACCATATCGTCTTGAGCTAAACAGTCCTCGTACTTGAAAGATTCAATGTATGAGGATATGTCTGTATCTCCTAGCTTGACTATTAGTTGTGGTGTCTTCATAATAGGTTTTGTACTTCTTCTATTGGGGGTATGATTATTTCAGTACCGATAAGTGGGGTTAAGTCTAGCGGGTTGATAATTAGGGTAGGGTTACGGTCTGCAATTACCCACCAGTATTTAGAACTATCCGCTATTGTCTCTTCGTAGTAGTGCCAGGCGATTAAGTCTAGTCTATCCCCCTCAACTACTGTGTGGTAAATGTCCTTAGGGTGTGGGGGTATAGAGAGTTGTTCTCTAAGTAGTAGCCCCTCACCATTGTCGAAAGATACCGTAGCACCATTCACAAACAAATTGTTTTGTCTTAGCTCTAATGCCATTATAGATAAGTTTTAGGGGTGTCTTGTAATTCTAGGTTGAAGGTTATATCTACATACGCTTGTTGGGGTAAGAAGTTATAGACCTTGTTGAAATTAGAGTATCTAGGTTTCACACTAGGCACTACCCAAACCTCGTCCTTGAATAAATCACCCCAAACTAATTTTACGTTAGGGGCTTTTCTATTGTTTGCAGGTCTGCGGGTTAAGCCCATCAACCACTCTACTTTAGCCTTGACATCTAATCTATTTTCATCATTGGCTAGAAAGTCAAGGTTTAGTGTTAGGCTCTGTCTGCCACTTGACCATTGGTAGTTAGGGGTATCTCTCCCGATAATTACCACTTCGGGCATATTAGCACTTCGGTCTATTACCACCTCGTTAGGTACGAATTGTATTTCTAACTTTTCTAGGGTAGTAAGATTGACTATGTATAGTTGTCCGTTGGTCGTTGTCATTAATTGCGGCTGTCTGTTACTGCGTTACGGTTGTTCACACTCTCTGCTACCTTATCTCCGTCTATGTAGAGCTGGGTAACTATTGGGGCTTGATTCTGTACCGTACTAGTATTGGTTATAGTTTGGTTTAAGGCGTTTTGCATTGCGCCTTGTTGCTCACCTGTGTTTTGTGAATAAGTCATGCCTAGTGTAGGGGCGTTAGTGGTTACATTACCTTGTAACTCTAACTGCTGTCTGCGTATGACTTCTACAAGTCCTCCGCCTGTTACACTACCCCACGCATCGCTAGCGGTATTGGCTATGCTTTCTCCTACGCCTTTCACCCAATCCCAAGCGTCTTTAATCCAACCTATGACAGTCATAATTTTGTCATAAGCCCAATCAAAGACCGCTGTTATGGTGTGAACTACTGCGTCCATGACACTACCCATGAGTTGAAAGACAGGTACTATGTAATCCGTAATTGCGGCACCCACCCATTCAAAGACAGGTTTGAGATTATCCCATAAGGTAGTAGCTAACCATTGGATTAGGGTAACTATCGGTTGCATTACAAACCACCACGCTTTAAAGGCCATTACAACCACATCTCTAACAACTGTACCAATGCCTTTAAGCACTACCCAAATACCTTTCAGTACATCGAATAAGATACCCGCTACTAGCTTAGTGACTGCGAACAAGATGTTAAAGAATGGTTTAAACGCATTATACACATACATCACCGCCCAACGAATAGCTAAGAAGGCTTCGTATAGTATGAAGGCTGCCGCTGCGACTGCTGCGAAGGTCAATAGGATAGGGGCGAAGGCTATAATCTGCGCTACTGCGAAGGCTGCCATAGCAACGGTTAAAGCTGCTATTACCCCAATGATAATGTAACCCGCTACCTTACCATAAAACGCCCAATCCTTGATAGCACTTGTGTTTTTGTTTACACTTATGCCTATCATGTCAAAGGCTGAATTTACTACTGATGAAATAGCACTAAACACGCTACTTATTACACCCATCACCGCCTTACCCGCTTCCTTCATACCTTCCCACACACCACCGAAAAACTCTTTTATACGGACTACCCATGTTGCAATAGCTAGGGCGGTCTCATAGATACCCAATTTCTTTAAGCGTTCTTCAGTTTCTACTGATAAGGTAAAGGTTAAGCCGTTCCATGTATTCCAAACCTCTTTAATAACTTGTAAAAAGCCCCCTAGTTTAGCCATGAAGCCCTTAAACCCTGTCGGGTTAGCTAATGTCATGTCTAACTCATTAAAAGCCTGTGTAGAGCGTGTAACAAGCCAGTACATACCATAGATAGCGGCTGCTACTGCTGCGACTGCTGCTATCATGGGTAACATAGGGGCAATAGTAGCCCAAACCGCACTAGCTAAGGCACTAAACGAAGCCGCTAGACCACCGTTAGCCATAGTTTGAAGTAAGGTTACTCTGATTTGACCTGTGAATGATTCTGCTAGTTTGAACATTAATAGCTTCATAGCCCCGCCTACTATCAATACTACCCCAATAGCGGTAGCTAGTAAGCCAAAAGCAAAGGCTAGTCTAAACACAAATTGCCCTATTGGGCTTTGAGCAAAGACTTGCAAGGATTCCATTAAGGTAATTACACCCCCTACAATAGCGTGGGTAATAGGTTCAATAGCCTTACCTAGTCCTGCTAGAGTAAAGCTAATGTTATCACGCATGGTAGAGATTTTACCCGCTACCGATTGTGACATACGTTCCATAGCACCCGCATACTTACCCCCCTCACCGCTCGCCTTAGCTAGGGCTGCGCTAATCATTTCAAAGGTCACGTCTGCTTTTTGTAACTCCTCTACGGACTTACCAGTAGATTCTGCCACTAACGCCCACATATTAATACCTCTGTACGCAAATTGCTTCATGTCTAAGGCACTAGCCTTACCAGTAGCCGCAATTTGTTGTAAGTTCACCGCCATAGCTGATAACTCTGCACTACCCTTACCCATTGCGGATAAAGCATTGCCTAAGTTCTGAACTACTGCCATAGACTTGTTAGCCTCAATACCCTGTGATATAATAGCTTGGTTAGCTAAGAGTAAGTCCTGTGTTTCAAAAGGTGTAGCGGCTGCCTGTGCTTTAATCTCTGCAAAAACTTCCTTAGCTCGCTCGGCGCTACCTAATAAGGTCGTTAGCCCTATCTCTGCTTGCTCAAACTCTGATTGTATTTGAGCACCTTTGAAAAAGGGTGCAAGGCTACCAACTCCTACAGCTAGTAGCCCTACACCTAATTTCATTTGATTCATAGCACCCTGCACACGTTCTTGCAGTTGGTCAGTATAGCCCCCAAGTCGTTGCATAGAGGCTTCTATTTGCTGTGCCGTTCTTGAAAATTCATCTTCAAGACGGAACGCAACTCCAAACCCTAAACCATTATTTGAAAAGCTACCTAACATAGTGCTACTTTTTAACTTGTGAATTATAGGCGGCTTGCTTTTGGGCATTTAGTACCTCAAGCCGCTTGCACATAATCTCTATTTCTTGTGGGGTCAATCTCTCTAAGTCTGTTAGGGTTAATGAAGTCATACCTGCGTACACCGTATCTACCCATAACTCTATTAGATTGCCCCCGAAGGGAAAAAAAACGCTATTGTACCTAAAAGGTCAATGGTAATAAATTCTTTATCTGCGCTTACTTGCCCTGTTTCCCATTCGGGGTGTTTGATACGAATTTCGGTATCTATTGCGCCCTCTTCTGCTTTGATAGCTGTACGAAGTACTTCTAAGTCCTTCATGTGGATTCTATCAAAGTTCACTCTGATAGGTGTACCGTTCTCATGCTTGTAGGTCACTCTACGCATCTCTAAGGGTGTGTGTGACGATAGATTTTCCTTTTTGGTGCTACTACCTATTTTCTCCCCGATACCGTCTAGGATGCTAAATGTAACTTCCTTTTCTAGCTTAGGTAAGTGGATAGTGCGTGTACGTTCAATGTCTGCGTAGTCTGTGTAGGACTTAGCCATGTAGGTAATTGGGAAAGTACCATCTTCATTCAATGGTATTTCGTATTCCATTTCCTTAGAGCTGTCGTCAATCACGCTGTTATACTTGTACTTAAACATGAAGACGGGGGCAAAGTCATAGGTGTATTGTCGTGCCATCACTAGACACATACGGCGGTCGGTAGTTAGCATACTCTCTACAAACTCCTTAGTGATAACTGTGATGTTGCCTACTCGCTTGATAATATCCACTAGGATTTTATTAAGACGGTCGTTGTGGGCTTCCCCTTTGAGTTGTTGAGTAAGCATACGCTGATGAATACCCTCTAAGTGCCCTACTTCGCACTCAACCCCGCTAATTAGATTAAATTTGTAACTCATTGTTGTGCTTATATTAAATATGAAACATTATAGTGCAAAGATAGCTATTTATTACAACAAACAAAAACCCTTAGCAAATTAATTACTAAGGGTTTAAGTGTATTTGTTTGAGTATGAAACGATTTGTTTTACTCTTTGAAACTATTTGTTAGAACGGGTAACACTTATCCACGCTAATCGTACAAGTTTCAATAGAGTTATCACCTGCCATGCGGTCACTTGTAGTGTAACTAGTCTTCTTACACCAAGCACCCTCACACATCCATTGGTTGATAGTTGTGATATTGTTAGGCGCTAACTCACGAATAACCACGTTACGCTTGTATTGGGCGGGTAAACCACCCCCACCAGTAACAGGGTTTTGTGCTTGTGTTAGCCACTCATAACCAAAATCGTTAGTAGTTTCTACGGCACGTAATTTCTCTAAGGTAATATCACCAAAGCTAATACGTCCAGCGGTCTTTACATCATGGTTACTGGCACCGTGTGACACGCTTTCAATTTCGGGTTCAGGTATGTTACATTTCTGAACTTCAAACTGAACAAGTCCGTCTATTTCGACTTGAAAGTTGAATACTTTTCTAGGGTTTGCTGTTGCCATTGTATATTTATGGGTTTAAAGCGTTATTGGATAGGGTTAAACTTCTTCTACAGTGACTCTAGTACCTAACGCTGTGACATTCATGCGACATCTAATGTACTTCAAAGCAGGTGTAGGGAATAAGTACAAGTTGTAGTCATACTCACCATTAGCAATACTATCTTGAGTATTTACAGTAGCTTCTTCTACGGTGTCTGCGTTTTGGTCGCCTTCGTAAATGTACTTGTAAAGCCCTTCCCCGTCTTGAATATCTTGCATCTCTTTAACCACGGAGCGATAGATTCTTTTCCAAGTTTGTACGCTGTTAGGGTCAAAAAGTTCACCCTCATTGATTCTATTCGTAATACGTGTAGCTTCAAGGATAAGCTCTGCAATGTTAGCGTGACGCAATAAGCTAGTGCCTACTGATAACGTACCATTACCCCAACACACCATACCGTATTTGTCGTGTTTGATAGCCATGCTAATACCTGCACTATCAACTGCATTAGCTTCCTCTCGGCGGGCTGCTGTACCTAAGTTGTAGTTGATACCTAATGTACCTGCAATGCGTCCACGCTTTTGACCTGCTTCTGACAACCATATTTTCTTAGTGTTTTTATCCTTCTTAGCGGCGTTACCCAACCAATGGGCGATAGCAGATACTAATACGGTTGCGCCAGTAGTAGGGTGTTTGATATTGACATCACCGTAGATAAGACGACTTAACCATGAGTTAGGTTTAGGGCTGCCAGTATATGTACCCTCACGGTTACGGAAATCAACGGCCTCATAACCAGTAAGACCCAATGGGCAAGGAAAGAAGTTCATACGTTGTACTTCCTCTGCGTATGCGATAAGCATTTCCTGCTGTTTCACAATCTGCGTAGGGGTATGTTCCAATATGGCAATGCGTGTGAAAATCAAAGATTCATCAAATGCACGGAAGCCATTCTTAGCTACGGCATCACCACCATAATCACCATAAGCGATGTTAGAGTAGTCCTCTAAACCACCTGTGAACACCATACCATTAGTAGGGGCTAATCGCCGTAGGTTGAAACGATTTTCACAAAACGGCTCTTAGTATTGAAGTCTTCAATATCGGCTAAGGTAGTCGTAACAGGGACGTCTGTAACGGTGTAAGTGTAGCGGTCGTCATTCAACAAAGATACACGAATGTCCACCGTGTCAGTATTACCACTTGCAGAAGCCAAAATATCCACATTGAGGTTATCGCCCCAAGTACCGATGCTAGTCGCTTCCATGTCAATACCCCAACCGCCATAGGTGTAAGAGGCTGCTGATACTTGACCTACTAATGTAGTATTATCTTCAATGTCTGTGTAGTGACCTATACGGCTAACGTACAAAGGACAACCAGCGTCTAGAGCTAGTTTACACATTAAGGGGAACGTGCTGTAAGACACTAACCCACCAAAATATCTTTGATACTCTGACCAAGTACGCACTACTTGTGGGGTTTGCATAAACCCTCTCTCTGTTACGCCAAGTACTGCGGTAAGACCTGCAACGTTAGCGTTACCACCACCGCTTAGGTCAAAGATTTGCGTTTCGCTTCTCGCTATTCCTTCCATTTTATTAGTTGGTTGTTGTAGTTGAAAAATCTATATTATTCCCCTTAAAATTGGTAGTGACCGTAGTAAGGGGTACTACGGTACTAAGTTCTTCTACTTCGTCAATGAATACATCTCTGACGCTGTAATTATAAATAACCTCTCTAAAATCGGCGTTTGATACATCCACGCTTCCAGTAAACTCTAACATGAAGTACTTAGCGGTATTAGGTGCAAAGTTATCGTCAAATAGTGTGATAGCTCTTTTCTTACCTAGTGCCTTGTTGAGTATAGTACCGCATAATCTTTCGTCTGCTGTCTTATCGGTAATTACTCTAATCTCATAGGCTATATTGCTACTGCTATCGGGGTAAGTAAGCTTATTGAAGGTATTGTTACCATTGGGTATGTACTCATGTACTCCCGCCGTACCTATGCTGCCATTAGTGATAGCTTTTCGATTGATAGAGATACGGTTTAGTGTCTTTTCGTCCTTAGAGTTGAAGCTACCGATTGACACGACCTCTATTAGACTGACTGTAGTTCTAAGTACTGACTTTGCCGCTTCGTAGTTAGCTTGTTTGGTTGTACCAGTACCCGCCATACTACGCCAATCGGGTAAGCGTCCTGCTTCTACGACTGCTAGTCTTATATGCTCATATAGGGCTTTGTCTATTTCTGATAGTGTCATGTTAGTATCTTCTTAAACGTCTTAGGAAAATGTCTTGTGGGCGGTTATTGGCTTTGTGCCACTTGATAGCCTCTTCAAAGGTAGGTTGCCATAAAGGACGTGCGGGTATTAACCCATTCTGTGACCCAAACTCTAATACCGCTGCGATGTCTGCTAACTCTGTGATACCATCATCGGCTAAGGCTGTTTTCTTTACCCCTGCGTAAACGGTATCACCTTCTACCCATGAGGTAATGGATTGAAAGTAGGTAGAGGTTGCAATTAGTATCTTTTCTGATTGTCCTTTTCTCACCTTTCTTGCTACCGTTAGCGGTCTTAGTGGTTGCCAGTTGAGGTCTTGACTAGAAATATGTTTCTTTGCCAAAGCCTCAACCTTTAACCCAAACTTCATAAGGCTTTCTTTATGGGCGGCTACTGCCTCCCTATTTAGATTAGCTATGATGTTTGTAACTCGCTGCCAATCGCCTGTGCGTATCATTGCCATATCTTAGCGGTTGTTTATAGCCCTCTCTTTTAGCTTCTGCCGAATGATAAAGAGTATTAGTATCAACATAGCCAACATCCACAAATAACCTAACCACATCGCTATTAATTGAAACCAAGTGGGTTCAAATGGTACTCTGAAAGTGCGCTCTACTACTGTCGTATGGTTAGCATAAGTTTCTTTGTGGTTTTCGAGCCATTGAATTGCTATATGGGCGGTGTCCACGACACAAACTGCTTGTAACCAGTTGTTCTTGAGTATGTATTGAATTTCGGTCTTTTGTCCGTCCTTGAATTGCTCTTTTGGGATTGATACCCTACCAAGCGAATCACATTCAAGGTAAGCAAATAACCACGCACTATCAGCGGGTGTTTGTATGATACTGTCCTTTACCGTTACGGTGTTTTTCACGATAACACTATCCTTAGTGATAGTCGTAGTAGGACAACGGGCGCACCACTTGTTTAACCGCTTGTCGTAGGTAGTGCAACTACTGACAAGTGTAAGCACAAAGGCTAGTAAGAGTAATTTTCTCATTGTTAGGTTTGTTTGGGTAAAATTCGCCCTGTCACTATTGCAAGGACGTTCTTTTGTTCAAAAGCACCATCTACTACGGCGGAGGTCACTACATAAGTTTCCCCGTTGGTTGTAAATGTATCATTATCAGGTACAAATTTAGGTAAATTCTCTGAATCTACCAAACCTTCTGCTATCAAATTGTCAAGCCCTATCTCTAAGGTAACAGTTTTAGGGGTAAAGCCCCCGTGCGCTGTTTGTGCTAGTTCGTCCGTAGTATCTTGACCATAGATAACAGCGGCTAGAAAGGTGTAGTCTGTGTAAGCCTTACCCGTGTCCTCGCCATCGTCACTACCGTAGTACGCTGCTTTGTGTAGGGTTACGCTAGTCTTATGGAATGTATCAAACACGTCCTGTAAAGCACTTCGTATTTGGGCTCTTTGCCCTGCATTGAGTAAGTCCATAGCTTAGGGGTTTAGCAACAACCGCAATCACGGTGTACAATGAAAGGTTGTGGTGTGAATTGACCTTCCCAAAAGGCTAGACTAGCATCGTCTGTAAGGTCAAACACACAACCTAGTAACAAAGCCTTTCTAATAGCCGCCTTCTTATAGATGTTTACAAGCACGTCCGTTTTGAAGGTCAATAGGATAGTATTATTAACATTGAACTGGTCGTACTCTACCTCGCTACTACCCGCCTTAGCTTTTTTCAAGAAAGTACTTAGTGGGTTACTCCCACCACTACCCGCTGTGTTTATAGCTGCTTGCATTTGAATTACATACACCGCCACAAGGTCTGCAACAATTTGTTTCTGCTCTTGTGTGTAGTATTGTTCATCACCTACCCTAGACCAATCCTCTACAATAGGTTGTCCGTAGTATCTTATTTCAAAGCACCGTTCTAACTCTGTCATTACCTCGAAAGTAAAGGTACTGACAATAGTTTCATTTTCGGGGGTGTCTAACAGAAACGGTACACGGTTACGTACCATTTGATAGACTGTCAGTGTAGGGTCGTTATGGTTAGGCATAGCTTTATTTTAGGTAAAAAGCCCTTACCTTGTCTAGCAATGTAAGGGCTTTTGTTTTCTTTGAAAGAGTTGGGTTTAGTCTGTCCAACCTGTTTGAATCATTTTGAGCACTAAGGCACAACGTTCTACGGAATCAATCACCATGTTGTTACCATACCAAGCACTATAAAGAGTATTTAAGTCTGTGACATCTTGCTCACGACCTTCTGTCTGACTTAAAACACCAATGTAGGCATTGAATATGCTAGTTAATGCACCGTTGTCATTCACACTTAGTAAATACACATGGTCTGCACTAGTAGGAACGCCACAATACCCAACCTCTACGGCTGTACCACCATTACCGATTAACCAGTTCACGATAGTCGGTTTCTTTTCCTGTTTGAGTACGGGTACTTGTGAAGGGTTAAGCACATTAACCAAATTGAGTAATTCCTTTACAGAATAACCACCTAAACGTGCCTTAGCTTCTGCTGTGTCCTCTGTATCACCATCGGGTAAACCATCTTCATCAGCGTCAGTTTTAGCAGCTTCAAAAGCCGCTTTCTGTTCAATACGGGCTTGAATCTTATTAGCATCTTCAAGTTCCTTAGCGTCAATTTCCGCTTGCATCTTTTCGGCTAACTCTGTGCTAATCTTTTCGATAATGCGACTTGATAAGCCTTGCTTGATACGTGCGGTCTCTTCCACCTCAAACGGAATAGCACCATGTATGATGATTTCTTGACCGATGTCCGTGAACGAACAACCTTTTTTGGCTTTCACCCAAATTTTTGTTACACTTGCCATTTGCTTTATTGGATTAAAAAGACTTACACCCCAATAAATAGAGTGTAAGTCTTAATTACTTAATAAGGGTTACTCTGCGATTTCCTCTTGTTCCACCGCATCTACATTGAAGTAGTCTGGGAACGGAGCTGCGCTGATAGTAGCCGCTTTGTTTACAACCAAACGAGCGTCACGTTTCAAGGTCGCAAAACCTGTGATAAGTGATACGTAGTAGCTGTCTGCTTGACGTGCTGCCTCACGCTCTGCCTCTACACGGAGAGGGGCTGCATTCAACTTAATCATAGCGTTCAACTTGTTTACGAACAAGATGTAGTTAGCGCTAGGCAAACCACCATGTACGATAACGTTTTGGTTGTTCGGCAACGGAGTGCGAATATTCAAGGCTGGTGCCGCAATACCGCTAGGGTTAGTACCATTAGCGTATTGGGTGTAAGGCGTTTTGAACTCTGCCATCTCAAACGTGTTCATTGCGCTGTCTTCGCCCATAATCATAGCGTCTGGGCTAAGTCCTAAGCGTTGCATACGAATCCACACACGTAAGAAGTCTTTGTAAGCCATAGTGTTGGCGGTTGTTACACCGATAACGCCTACGCTATCACCACCGCCTACTTGGTCGCCTTCTAACAAGGTTTTAATCGCCATGTTATCTAAGCCCATGTTCAACTTCATGCCCACATCTTCCAAGAAGATAGAGAGTAAGTTGATAGCGGAGAAACGTACAGTTTCGTCTGACATAGAAATGCCGATACCAAGTTTCTCAATACGGCTTACTTTGCTACCAAAGCTAACAGTACCTTTTTGAAAGGTCTGTAACTCGCCCATTTTCTTAACCATAGCGTCACTCATGTTGATAGACGGCATAGTTACTTGCATTTGAGAAACGGTTTCCTCTGTGCGGATAAGGTCTTGATAGTAAGACGGGCGGCGTAAACCTAAGCGTACAGCCTCACGGAATACTTCTGGAATGAGAAAACGGTAGCCTTCGTCAAAATCGCCTAAGTTCGTCAAGCTAGAGATACTAGTTTGAGCGGCGTTAAGACCAAGCGCACGATAAAAGCCGTCTGCTGTACCACCTTCCCCTGGGGCAAAACCCCAACGTTCTTGTGCGTACTCGCCTAAGCTAATATCTACGGCCACTTGTTTAGCATCGCCTTTACGGAGTGCATCAAGCTTACGCATCTCTGACGGTAAGTCTTGTACAATAGCTTTTTTGATGCCCTCTGCGCTGTAGCCTACAGTCGCTTTTTTGCCTTCCTTCGCTGCTGCTTGCTCTGCGCTTACAGTCTCGTGTACCGCTTCGATACGCTTTTCTGCTGAAAGACTAAGTAAATCTTTATGTTCTGTACTCATGATTATTATTTGAGTGTTTAGATTTGTGATTTGTTTGGGTTTAGTTTAGCCTAGTGTTAGGACTAAGGGGCAGGGATGAAGATAGGTGTGTAGAACAAGCCGATTTCACCGATAGCCTCGTCTGCAATGTCTTCAAGTGCCATGCCTACTACGTAAACACCCTCACCAGATGCAATGTAAACGGTAAGGTCGGAAGGACTAGCAGACCAATTAACCGTTTCACCTGCATTGATAGTACCATTAGCACCACCACGTACAATAGCACGGAAGTTAGTAGAGATAGTCGCTTTTTTGCCTTCTAAGGCGGCTTTGATAACGATACCTAAAGGCACTTCCGTTTCTGCTGTGACTTTAGATACTTTACCAGTGCTATCAAGCTTTACTAATTGACCTACTACTAGGTCTTCAGCCGCTTCAAAAGCCTTGTTGAAGCTATCACACATTTCAAATTGAACGGGATTCTTCGGGGTTTGACTTAAAGTATTCATCTTGTTGTTGATAAATTTAAGTGATTAAAATTTTGTGTGTATGGAACGAAAACCCCGAAAGGTTATGCGTGTACTTTGCTGTGTGTGAACTTAGCACGAATATCATCTAAGCTAGCAGACTTGTTAGCCTGTACTACCTTAGTTTTGCCTTCGTCCTCACCTGTTTTAGAAGATTGGAAAGAGAGTTTCTCACTACCACAGTCCTCACACTTGCCTTTAAATAGGCTTAAAGTGTTACCACCGTACTGTTGGGCTAAACCGTCTAGTTCTTCCATTGTAGCCTTACCAATAAGACCTAACACACTCTCATTAGGGTTAGTACCGTTGAGGGTCATGTTAGCCTTGTATAAACGCTCAACTTCCTTGCGTTGGGTATCTAAGATACTATCTGCTAAGGCTGCTTTCGTTGCTAGGCTTTCTTTGTCTGCTTTCAAAGTGGTAACTTCCGCTTCTAGGGTAGTTACTTTCACTTCAGTAGCTTTGAGGGCTTCCAATTGGGTAGTAGGTACAAATGTATGGGCTTTTGAGAACGCCTCGAAGTCGTTTGCATCAGGACTAACCTGTTTTGCTAAGGACATAGCTTTCTCCGCTGTTGCTTTATAGCCTTCTAAGGCGTCCGCATGGGCTTTAAGCGTTAGTTTGTTCACTACATCAACCGTTACCTCGTTCACGTCTTTCAAGCCCGTAAGGCTCAAAATAGCGTCAATGACTTCTTTTTTCATATCAATGTCGTTTGGGGTTGTTGGTTTTGTGATTTTAGTAGAAGACAAAGTTACGACTTCTTTTGATAAACCAGTAGGAATTACCATTTTATTTTCGGCTAACTCACTCTTAGCTAAGTCACTATCTAAGCTTAAACCCGCTTTGTAAGTATTAACCTTATCCACGTTTACCAAGTTCCCCCCTTCGTCAATGAGTTTAGCGTATGGGTCTGCACCCAAAAACACTAAGCTTGATTCATAGTAGTCGTGAATGGCTGTCACTACACGGCGTATCATGTTGCCATCTTCCGCTAGTGACCCCACCATACGGCGGAACGTGTATTCATCTTCAAATGTGTGGCTAGGTTTCCAGTCGAATACTACTGTGACGGAGTTTGAGAAAATACCCTTAGCTAAGATACCACGAAGGATTTTAGGGTTTGATTTAGCGTCAATAGCTAACATCCCATTGATACCTGCGGGGATAGTTGTACCATTCATTACGGTAGCTTCTGACCAAGTCGTTTTTTGCACCATACCTAACCAATTATCTAGGCTAGTGTTATGCTCTGTATAGACTGGTTTGCCCTCTAACTTCTTTAATGAGGCTTTCAATAGGTTCTCATTGCTAAAATCCGTTGCTCTCCAAGTTCCTGCGGCTACCGTAGTGGCACTAAGTAAGCGGAAAGGGATTTGTACGAAGTCTTCGGGTTTAGGCATTAAGTCCGAAGGGATATTAGGGTTCTTAGGGAATTGCATATCCCCCGCATACCCAAACACCTCACGCATCGCTGCAACCTCTTCGGGTGTGTCGGGCATTTGGTATGCTATACCCGCGTCTTCGATTTTCAAAGACGTGTTGAGTTCGGCTGCTGTGAATGAGAAGGCTGTGCGGTACTTATTCTTACCAATTTTAATAGTACTCATACCAATTTGTTTTAGGTTTTGTGTTTATTTCTGCACAAAGATACAAATTGTTTTACTATAAAACAAACAGTTTCAACGAAAAAACCCTACCAACCTTTGCGGCTAGTAGGGTCAAACATTCTATTCATTCTATCAATACTATTCTTTATCGTACCAACTGCCACTAACAAAGTCGTTTAGTATGCTTTCTCGGTACTCTGTGCTATCTCTGAAAATATCTAGCCTTGCATAGCGTTTAAACCACTCTCTAAACGCTTCTATAGTCATGGGCTTAGGTTTTCTATTCGTGTGGTTGAATCGTTTAAGCAAGTCCTTGTATTTGACTTCCTCTAAAAGCCGTTCTTCATACTCGCTTTGAGAAACACCGTACATATTAGGGGCGTTTGGTGTTAGTACTTTAAGTACTTTGCGGAAATTGTCTAGGGCTTCTTCCTTAGTGGTGTACTGGTGTAGAGTTGCTAGGCTTACCTTATAGTCTTTGCTAAACGATGCTTGATGGTCATACTTGAAAAGCGTACTAAACAAGTGGTCGTTAAGCTTCCAAAACATACTCTCTGTAAACAAGCTATAAACGATAGCACCATTTACTTCCTCTTTAATCTTGAATATACCTAAACGACCTACAAAGTGAAAACGACCATCAATTAGGGGTAAGTAACCTCCTGCCAAACACCCTACTGTACCGCAATTAGGTACGCCCTCTTTCTCCGTATAAGTTCCCTCTGTTGAGTTCCATTGACTTAGGGAAAATTCGCCTTGTACTGGCTCTCTCATACAAGCCAAAACATACAATTCATAGAGTAGTATGTAAACCTCTTTTGATACTTTATACATGGGTTAGACGATTGTTAGGTTATCTAGTATGGTTTTCATGTTGGTAAGGACGGCTTCCTTAGATGCTTTGTTACCCAATGGTAATAAACCTAGTCTATTTTGGTAGTGTTCGGTATCAAAGAAGTGTTGAGTGCCTGGATGAAACATAGCCTGCATAATCTCTATGTTTCTTGTCCAAAAAGGACTATCATAATGGAAATCGGTACGCCATTTAAAACGACCTTGACTATCAAACTTCCAATCTCTATCTATCAAGGGGAAATACCCACCTGCTAGGCAAGCGATAGTACCACAATTAGGTACACCTTCTTTCTCTGTTGGGGGTAATACATGGGCACCGTTATATTCACTAAAAGAAAAGCTACCTTGTACTGGTTCACGCTTACAAGCTAGTTCAAAGACTCTCACTAGAAAGTCATAATCGGGTTTAGATATTTTTAACATGGGATTAAGGGGTAGGGGGTTTAGGTAATTCTAAATGGTGTCGTGCAAACTTAGGTGTCATGAAGTAGTGTAGTACTTTAATCCAATACTCACGCTCTTCGGTTTCTGCGTTCCCTAGTAAATCTATCAAGGCTCGCAATAGGCTACCTACACCGTGTATTTTGTCGGTAGCCTTGATTTTTTCTAGTAAGGTAGGGCGTACAAGGCTCTCAAACAAGGTCTGAAACTGCTGTTTTAGCCCTACCTCTTCTAGGTCTGTTAGGATTTGGGTGTAGGTCATGGGGTTTAGGGTTCTTGTACGCAATAGTGATATAATTTGATGTGTCTATTGGCTACGTTCATCATCTGCGCCCACTCTAAGGCATCTTTCAAGGGAAAGGCTGTTGTGCCGCTACCCGTTTTACCTGTTCGGGCTGCGTACCAATGTATTTTTACTAGTACCATGATTTAGGGGGGGGGGGTTAGTAGGTTATTTAATAGGTAAAGCCTTCACACGAACACTATGATAGCTTGCGTACAAGTCCTCAATTTGAGAAATGTCTGTAACGTGCTGTTTGAGTAGTTCCAAGTGGCGTTCTTTACTGATATGCGTACCTTTCCATAAGTAACCGTGTATAAGACCTGTTGCGTGCGCTACATTGTTAGCGGTTACTTCGATACTGAAACTCTTAGTACCTTCTAGTTTAGTGCCTCTCACGGCTACGTTGTACTTTCTTGATTTGTTCATGATTGTGTGTGGTTAGTTGTTCTTGCATGATTGCAGAAGCAAAGGTCTAACTAATTTTGCAGTTCTGCAAATATTTTGGCAATTATTTTCAAAATATTTTTCATAATTAAACGACAAAAACCCTCAAAGCTATACGCCATAAGGGTTTCAGTCTGAAAAATAATTTATAAGATAGCTACAATCACATCTCTACAGTGTGGGTGAAAGGGAGGTATATCAAACCCTAAGGCTTGTAATTCTTCCCCCGATTTACCCTTGACATCATCGGCTTTGAGTTGTGATACTATGAATGGGCGCACACTCGCAATGGTTGAAGGGTCACTTTGAGAGAGTTGCTCAATGTTAGACTTCGATGTTACCACACTAAACTTCTTACCCTGCAAAGACGAACACCAAGCGCATTGAAGTCTGTCGGGAATACCTAGTATCTCATACTGTTGTACCCCTGCGTCACTCATATACATTGCTGCGGCGGTGTTTCGCATACGGTTTACGGTGGTTGAGATAATTCTAGTTACCTTCCAACTCTCCCCTACTAGTAAGTCCTCAAACTCTTTCTTGAATTGGCTAAGGTAAGCCTCTGCACCCTTGCCTATGGGTAAGTTCTGACCTATGTACTTATCCTTAATGTACTGTACAATGCGTTTCTTAGTGTCTTCGTCTGTGATGTACTTACCCAAGTAGAGTATATCAGATTTAGAGTAGTAGGACATCACACGATAATCAAGCACACCAAAAACAGATTTAGGCGGGTTCTTAGGGTCGAATTTAGACCAAGTGTTGAATATACCTAAGTCCTTGCGGAAATAGGTGTGTATCTCTTTCACCCATTTGTTTACAATAGCGGTTTGGGCTGCCCCGAACATCATACCCCAATTAGAGTATAGGGTGTATAACACTCTATCTACTACCTGTTGTTGAGATACCCCGTTACCTAGTGCGGCTAAGTCAGTAGCTAAGAGTTTAGCCATGCGTTTAGAGGCTTTACTCAAATTAGCGTTAGTCTGTGCAAAGTATTGGGCTATAAACTCTTCTAACTTGCTGCTAGGTTGTACTAGGGATAGTACTTCTTTGTCGTGGTCAGTACACCCACACTCTACACCATGACCGTAATCAAATTCTGCTACGCCTTGCGAGAGTTCTAAGGCTGCAAAATCAATATCACTAGGGTCTATATCGTTTTGTTGTACGTTTGTCGCTGTGGGGGCTTGTGGTGCGGTTCTAGGGGCTACTTCCGCCGCTTTCTCATACCCTGCTTCTTGTGCGAATTGTTCTTGTGTGATAATGCCTTGTTCGTAGAGTACTGTTAAGTTCTGCAACTTCAATCCGTAGGCTTCTGCGTCTAATTTCTCATCATTGACAGTAGGTAACTCACTTACTACTTGCACATCTACGCCCCCTAATCCCGATAGAGTTAATTCCATCTTATACATTGCAGCTAAGAACTCATCTACGGCTAACTGGTACGAATTGATTTGAGATGTGAACTTAGTAAGGATAACCTTACCATAAGTTTCAGTAGTGGAGAACTGACGGCCTAACATTCTAGGGTCTTGTTTCAAGCCACTCATTTTCATTTCGGTAATGAGGTTAAACAATTCCCTGGCACCCGCTACATTGGTATTTGTACCCTCTACCTTAAACTCGTGACTTCCTTTAAACCCTGCTACCACACCTTTACTCATACCCTTTTCTAATTCAGGAACGATGTAATCTTGTAAGTAGGACTTACAGCGGTTTTGATAGGCTGCGGGTGTTTCATTGGGTTCGGGTTTAGGCGCTGTCACTACTGCATGAAGAAAACCTAACACCCCTAGTTTGTGAATGACGTGTTTGAAGTTATCTAGCATATCCTTTTCTATCTTGATGCTTTCTAGTGCCGATAAGAAAGGGGGTATAGCGTAGGGTAGTTCGCCATCTCTACGAACAGCGTGATATTTATACGTGATCGGGTTTAAACGTATAAGCCCTCCGTTCTGAATGGTAGCCTGTACGTTTAGGGTTGGGGTAAAGTTACTCACTCGCTGGCATGGGATATAGTCCTGCGTAGCTGCGTCATAAATAAACTCAATATTGACTGGAGATACTAACACCACTCTATACACCCCTTTTAGGTTGTTCATGGGTACTATCTCTGCACTAATGCAACCAAATGTAGCTACCTGTTTGAGTAAATCCCCTTTTAGAGCGGGTAAGCCACCACTATACCACACCTTAGCCTTCTTTCTAAGCCCCTTAATTAGTTTTTGGGCTTGTTTAGGGCTAATAGTGTCGTCTAGGCTAATAGTGTCCTTAGTGTTGCCTAAGGACACTACGTTCTCAATAGCGTTACTTACATCGCCGTTATACTTACCCAAATGAGATAGTATTTTGAGAATTTCGGTAGGTATTTCGTTCTTAATTAAGAACTTTTCCCCCTCCATGAGTGCATATAGGTTGGTATAGTCGGGTAAAGAGATACGCCCACCTTGTGTTGGGAGTGCTTGGTCTTCATTTACCTGCTTATCCCCTATGGCTAACTCTACTGGTATAACCTCTTCTACGACCTTAGCCCCCCAAATTAGGTTACTAAGACCGTTGCCTAATCTAGTTAGGATATTTTCATTTACTGCCATTGGTCTAGTTTGTTTACGGTTGTTTGATTAGGCTTATCTGCCAATATCTTAAATACTCTATCGCTTACCTCTGATGCTAGTCCGTTGTATATGACGGTAGCTTGATAATAACCTGTGGTAAGCTGTCTAGCCTCGTTTAAGTTCTTTACTGCGGTCTTAGGGCTTGCGGTGTCTTCCCCTAGTATGATAATGTTATTCCATAATTGGGTAACTCTATCTGATATGTCATAGTTTAGGGTTTGGCACTCTAAGCCTGTGTATCTAGTGTTGGGTGCATGGATAAAGACGGTAAAGGTGTTAGGCTTTGCGTTGTCTAGTGTTTCCTTGATAGTGGCTTGTATGTTTGCATTGCTACCTTCTAGGATTAGTACTGCTAGGTCGTAATCTTCCTCTGCGGGTCTTAAACCCATTTTCCTAAGTATGTTGTTAGCGTATTGAAAGTTAGTCTTCACCTCTCCGTATGGTGTATTAAACCATCTTACTAGAATTTCAAGTAGTGCGGGTCTGTGGTAAAGGCTATTCTCTTCTATTTTCTCTTTAAGGTACTTGCACCATAACTTGTGTCTGCTCTCCCATACCTTTTCTAGGGTGTAAAATACAGGGCTTACAGGCACGTTGAAAGGGTCGTCTAGGGTTTGGGTTACTTTCTCCTCTTCTATGGCTTGCATAGCGTCCTCAAATGCTTCTGTAATGTCTTCGTCCTCTTCTAGCTTCATGAAGTCTAGGTTAATGTTGCCTAGCTCTGATAAGTCAATATCATTGACCTCGAATAAGTCGGTGTGTGGGTTTAAATCGCCATAAGTAGAGTTGATGTAAGCTATTTCCTTGATAGCCTCTTTCTTATTAGCGGCTTGTATCAACTCATAAGGGATAGGGGGTACTTCATAGCCATCTTCTTGAAGTTCTAATAAGGCTGCACGTCTTTGATGTGCGTCTATGATATGTAGTGTGCCTTGTTCGTCACGCCACGCCTTGAAAGAGTATTTAAACCCCGCTTCTAATATACGGTCTTTTAGCTTAATTAAGCTATCCGTATTTCTAAGCTTGAAATCTCTTTGTAACTCATTGAATTGCTCAACTGGTGCGGTGGGTAGGTTGCCTAAGTTGAATACTACTATTTTTTCCATGTTTTAGGGGCTTTATTTAATGCAAAGATAGCTATTTATTTGCATAAAAAGAAAGAGATTAGCACTTTATGTACTAATCTCTTTTCTCTTAATTAATCAAAGTTTATGCCGTTGTGTCGGGTGGGGCTACCTCGATTTGGTAATTGGGTGTAATGTAATTGAACTCTTCCGTAGTGGTGTCATGCTGCGGTTCGTAGGTATTGGGTTTCTTAGCCTGTCGTTTTCTCCAATTGTATTCTTCCTTATCTCTAAGCCACCCCTTAGCCCTACACGCTACTATGTTTAGTTCATCTAAAAGCCATTGCTCTTTAAAGACTAAGTGTACCGTGCCTTTCTTGTGGATTTTGATTTTAAAGAAGGTACTTTCGGTTTCTAGGCTAAATGCTGCGTCCTCTCCCTTTCTCAATGCTGCACATAAATCTGATATAGCCCTAGATACTGACTTATACTCTATGATACCTGATAGGTAAGACATAGCTTTGTCAATATCGTTGTAGCGCTCATCCCTGTGGTAGATTGTAGAGAAACTTCCGCCCCATCTTGATTCATAACTCACGCCACTAGGTATAATAACCTTAGAGTTCACTTTAAATTGGTCATTGTGCGCCCAACCTTCAACGTGTACTTGATTATCCTTGTAGAAGGCTGTCATAACATCAAAGGCCGTTAGAATAGCCTGTTTGAACATCTTAGCACGACCGCTTGATATGAAGTCTAGTAGGCTGTAAAAGTTCTCTTTGTTGAACTCTAACACTTCTTGACCTTGCTTGTACTTTTGGAACTCTACAAGCGTCTTACTATCCATGCGTTTCTCTAAATCCATTTCATCAAAGACCCGCTTCCAAAGTAAGTTGTTCACGTACTCTGCTATGCTGTTGTATTTCTCTTTGTCGTCTAAGCCCCCTTTGTCTAGTAACTGGAATAAGGCATATCTGCCCCCACTAGTAGGGAAAAGAGTATGGAACGCCTTAGTAGCTTTTAGTATGGTAGTAATATGCCCCATTGCGTCCTTCATAGCGCCTACCTCTCTTTCAAGAAAGTCGGTCTTAGCTATCTCGCTAGAATCCGTCATGTTATTGAAATCGGGTCTATGGCTGCGGGTGTTTTTCATCTTGAAATCAAGATGCACCTCTGTGCTTTGCCATTTGAGTACTACCATCGCTACCTCAACATCTGTAGTGCG